CATCAGGGCTGATCTGACCACTGCTGTCAAGCGATCTCTCATTAGTGTCGCCTCTTCGGAGCCACCACCCCTAACCCAGACATATGTCCTGAGTGCGTATGTGACATTGTAAACGGGATCAAAACTTGACTCGTGGATGTACCTGTTAAAAGATTTTGCGGAGATAGCGACAGTGATTATCGTGGGCCACGAATCAAGCGCAAGCGGCTCATAACTAAAATACTCAACTGGTTCGGGCAGGGATATGTCGTCAAGGTTCCAACCGTTCCTATATCTGACAATTCTTGTCGGTATGTCAGATTTCAAAAAAGTTGTTACATAGTCCTTGGCAAAGTGCGAGCCATACATCAACTCAGAGCTCATGCGAAATCACCGACAATCCATTTTCCTGCGTCTTCGCCAACTGACCGAGCAAATCCGGCAGGCTCAAAAATAATTTTTCGTTTCGGCATTTTTCGTGTTCCATATTGATGAAACTTTGCGTATTCAACATTTGTTCCGAACTCCGCCCTGGTTGGGGCAATTGAAGAAATACCTGAAGTCATATTGCTGACACTTCTGAATAACTTTCCGTTACCGACCATTATTGGTTTTCCGGGAAAGCGAATCGCCTTCCATGCAGCATACTGCGGGTCAAGGGGAGCCCACCCTCCAACTGGCAGACCTTGCGCAGTGAAGTTTGCAGCATTAGCTAATTCAAGTTGTTTTTTGGCTTTAATAAAAATAGGTTCAAAAGATTTAGACCTAATAAACATTAGATCCATCTTTGCTTGCACCTTCTCGGTTCCCTTTACTTTTATATCGATATTGACTGTCAACTTATTCTCCTGCGACGATAAGACTTGAGAGCCAAAAGTTCTCGTTCAAGAAAACCTGTTTCGGCGACTGCCACATTCCGTGGATTCAAATCTTTTACTCCAACAACATCGTCGTGCATGTTCTGCACTTCTCTAGTCGCGGCACGAAGAATCATCAACTTAAACATTTTTATGTTTTCGCCATCAAGACCAGCAGTGTATTCAACTGTAATTTGATCGTTTGGAAGGCATCCAAAAACCTCTAAGCCCCATCTATGAACAACATACCCAGTACCAGAAGCGCTAACAGAACCCCCAGATACAAAAGCACCAGAAGCGTTAAATGTGTTCGCAATAGAAAAAGTAGTGGTTGTTTCATCCGTGATTTGTTTTGCGGAAACGTTATACACAGAGGGGTTCATTCCGTCAATGGTCACATATTGCCCAATGGTAAATTTGTGCGCAGTTGGTGTTGTGTAAACAACATTTGTTCCAGAAACAGAAACATTCGTAATGGTTGATGTTCGTTTAATTGTTTCTCCAAGCAGAATGTCGTTAGAGAGACTTCTTATGCGTACGGAAGAAACTTTACTTATCGGGCTATTGCGAAGAGGTAAGTGCACACCTGGAACCAAGAACTCGATGGATTGATCTGATGTACTTATATTTGAGTCATAGAAAAAACTTGTCTCCGGCATGGCGTAAACAGACGCGGGGACAATATGTTCCTCTGTGTATTCATTAACCTCAATCGGGCGGCCAAGATAGGCTTCCAATTCGCTCTGAAGACCTTCAAGAATCATCTCAGCCGCATCAATTTGTCTATTACTTAGACTTATGTCCATGTATGTTCTTAGGTCGGCGACTTGAACGAGCATTATATGTTCTCCAACTTTGTCGGATTAAGCAGAGGCGCCACCGATAATTCTTTGACGCCTCTCCCTAACGAGACTTCTACCTTCGCCGGCAGCCGTTCTTCTTCTTCCCGTTCTTTGGAGACGATCAGCACCCCGTCTGAGCGAATACGCAACAGCACGACGCCACCATCGCGGGCGTGCTGGTGTCAACCCTGTACCGGGTGTCGGCGGATCCAACGGTTTTGGCTCGACGTCGGGCGTGTTGTTAGGAATGACCATAAGTAACCTCTTGAGCTGATTACAAATTCTAACACTTAATTACCTTTGAAAAGATTTACCTATCTGGATTTGGTGGTCTCTCGATGTCCGTTTGCCTAATTACGGTCCCGGCAGGCGCCTCAATGGGTACCCATGCCCGAGAATATGTATGCTCGGAAAGTTTTCGATCCTTCAGTAACGTGCCGTCAAGTAATAGTTCAAATTCCTGATTGGACATATTTATCTTTGACTGAATTGTTTTCTGATCATATTTTTTCGAGTATGTAATTGTCCTTATCAAATTTGACAAACCCTTTGCCGTGATTGAACCCTTTGACCTATTTAGCTGAATATGCATGATCATGGCGTCAATCATGTGCACGTCAGCAAGAAGAACCGGTATCTCACCCATGTCTCTGTTGAAAATTTCTTTATCGTTTTGCGCACAGACCCACCGATGGAAACCGTCAATTATCTCCATTGACGATTTCGCCACAACAATTGGGTATATCCAACCATGATCTCTGATTGATTGAGCCAGAACGGCCATTTCTGGTTTTTGAACATAGTTGCACCTCCATGATGAAGGCTTTATGTTTTCTATTCTCAGTGTTTGCAGAATCACGGTTACACCTGTGCCCTAACATTGGCATTGAGCGTGCGGAGAGCATCAATGCTTGTTCTAAGCGATAACAGTTTTTCCCGTTTCGCTTTCAGAAGAGCTTCGGATATTTTCGCGTCATAGTCCAAATCTGCAATTTTGTAGTCAGCCCAGGACTCACGTTCCTTTACTGCGCCTTTTGCCGAAAGATATTCCTTTGCCCAGTTGGCCTTGGATAAGGCATCTTTTTTTGCGTTGTCCTCAGCAAGTTTTTCAAAAGCTTCAGTTTCTGACTCAAGCAACGACAGCAAACGCAACAATTCTTCCTCAATGTCAACTTGACTGATCGGTGCACTTCTCATGGGCCCTCCAAGTTTGGCTAATTAGCTATGTTATTGGTGACCAATCTACTTTGTTTAAAGCATCAATGTTTGCTGCCGGCCAATTAATTTCACTAAGACCGCATTTTGTTTTTGCCATTTGTTCTAGAATCCAGGCATCGCACTGATCGTCCGCTCCCGGGTTTTGCCAAACCATGCCCATTTTTGCGGAAATATGCGAAATCACTTCATTCTTGGACGCATTGCCTTTTCCGGTGGCAAACTTTGCCCTGCACGTTGGTGGCACATCAATGTACGGTATTCCGTTGTCCCATAGTGTCATTCTGACGCAACCCCCCAACTCGCCAATACTGTGAGCTTGGGAATTTCTAGAAGCAAACGAATAGCTCTCTATTACAGCTACATCAATATTATTTTCGACGCAAAGAGACAAAATCTTTTTGGTGATTTCAGACAGCCGAGCTGCACCTTTATTTTTTGAGGCGACAATGCCAGTTACTCCATCAATACTGAAACCAGTCGAAGTAAGAGATAGGTCAAGCCCAATTATTTTCATAATGAGACTATATGACACAAGAGACGCAGAAACAGGGAGCCGAGACTCCCTGCCTCTGCGCCTATAACGGTCCTAAGAATGACAATAATACACCCGTCAGGAATACCTACAGTGTCAATAAAAAACTTTTAAAAATAAATTTCTATAACTGCTGTTGTATATGAAGTAGAAATTTTTTTATGTCATAATTTGAGTGACTGATAGGAGAAAAAATGTCAACAGTACTACTCGCCCCAACAACAATCGTTCTTGGAATCCCGGGAACACTTACAACAAACAGCCTTGTTTCTGTAGCTTTGCCTTTCAATGGCAGAATCACTGGAGCATATGTCGCAGTTACTGGCGCACCACTAGGTTCGGCACTTACCGCAGACCTCAAGGTTGGCTCGGATGTAGCAGCAGCTTTCTCAATTGCAGCAGCAGGATATGTTGATGCAGGAACACTCACAGAAGCCAACACAGACTTCGTTGCAGGCGACCTTATTAGCCTTGATGTTTCAGCAGTTGGTTCTGGTGCCGCCGGTACAAACATGACAGTAGCATTCACGGTTGTTCAAGGCTAAAAAAACTTTTTCAACAAAAACCACCTCGTTCTTCATCGGCGAGGTGGTCTTTTTAATGTCATACTATTAGTGCTAATCAACACCCGCAGGAGAAAACATGACCGGAATTATCGCACCATCAATCGTCAACTATGAATGGACCGTTAAGCAATCAGACCCTTCTTTCTTGAATGTGTCGTTTCCTTTTCGAGTAAAGATTGAGAAAATCTGGTTTACC